ATCACATCGAACAACCAACCGGAACGCAACATGACCACCTACCTCGCAACCTTCCACAACGAAGAAGACAACATGACCGCCGTCGTGTTCGAGTCCAACCACAAGGAAGGCGGTTACGGAGTGGCGCTGCGCGATGATGACTCTGGAAACTTTGCGCCGTCGTCCTTTCACGGGTTCAAGTCCATCGAAGCGGCGATTGCCAAGGCTAAGGAAATCCTGTGAGCCACAACAATGTCAATGATGAATTCGTGAGCTACGAGATTGGAGGTGGCCTGATCCGTGCGGCATTGTTTGGAGCTCTTGTCGCTTATCGAAGCGCGCAGCGCCGCATGCTCGAACAGTGGGCAGAGAGCAGCGAAGAGAAGCGGCGCCAGCTTTGGCAAGATCTGCATGCGTGCGAGGCTGCCGCCACCCTGGCAATCGAGTATGTCCAAGGCAATGGAAGCCCTCCGCACCGCCCTAGCCAGCCCCAAGGGGATGACGCACTCGATGCGCGGCGGCTGGATTGGCTCATGCGCAATGTCAGCGGAAAGGAATACAGGCGAATCGGAATCTACTATGCCGATGGATGCACGCGCGATCTGATCGACGCAGCAATGGAAGTTGACGACTACCGTGCTTCTTTGGAGAAATCCCATGACTAACCCCCCACAAAGCGAGCGAGAGGCGTTCGAGGCTTGGGCAAGCCGAGAGGGCTACTCGGTCGAATGCATCAATTGCGCAACAGGTCCTGATGGCGAGCCGGTGTATGCCGACAGCCGGACGCATGCTGCTTGGTGGTCGTGGCAAGCCGCCCTCGCCTCCCGCACCCCCAGCCCAGCGCCCGAGGGGGCGCAGCAACTGACGATTGAGCGGGACAATTGGAAACGTTGGTGCATCGCTGCGGAAGAGGGAGTTCGCGTGGCCTACAAAACGGGCTATGACGAGGGCTACTCAGACGCCAGTGACGGCATGGTTGATCACGATGCATGCGAAGAAGGCTGGCAGCAGTATCGCGCCGCTCTCGCTGCTGTACCCCAAGAAGCCGAGCCGATTCCAAATCTTACGACTGACGAACGCGGCACGAGAACGGTAGGGCCGGATGACGGACTCAAATAGTCGATGCCGAACCCTACCGCGATGGACTTGGTTGACCCCATGTTCAATGCTATTTGGAACGCCACCAAGACATGGGACGTGAACGCGCCAGAATATTACGTCGGCTACTGCGGGCTTAACGGATCACACGTCATGCTCATTTTGAATGCGGTTCGCGCCGCTCTCGCTTCTCAGAAGGGGCAGCAGAAATGAGCAACCTCACCGATGAGCAGATCATCGAAATTCGCCGCCGACATCCAACGGCTCTCATGCTTGACGGCGAAGTTCTAAACTTCGTGTCCGACATTCTTGCGGCCGCCACATATCCCTCTCGGGAGCCTAGTGGGCTGGTTGATTGTGGCGAGTGCCGCACCCAAGGCTGCCCGACCGGAAAATGCCGGAATGCCCCTCCTGCACCAGAAGCAGGGGAGACGCCAAACGACGAGGCTAAGTTCATCGGCACCAACACCGACCGCAGAACAGATTTCGGCGCGCTGCTGAAGGAAGCACAGCGAGACGCAGAGCCGGTGCCTCTGAACATTGCGAACCTGCGGATCACTCTGCTTGGGCTCGGGTTCAGTGATGCTGACTGTGAGCGCATCTGCATCGCGGCAGTGTCTTGCAGTCCGCCCATTGGTCGAAATGCCGAGCCGGTGGCGACGCTGCACGATGATGGGTGCTTCACATGGAAGCGCGACGAGTACCGCCTCAAGTACGACCGGCAACGGGCCGGGTGGCGAATGGATGTGTACGCCGCACCTCTCGCACAGCGAGACGCAGAGAGGGATTCGATGCTGCTTCAGTTGGCGAACGTGGCGCTAGACCTGAACACGGGTTGGAACAACAAAGAGACGGAAAGCCTGATAGCACAGAGGATTGACCTCCTGCGTCGGCTGGCAAATGCCGCCTTGTCGGCCGCGAAGGAGGGGCCGTGATCCCGCGCACCAGATAGAAGAGGCTGAGTGATGCTCACCGCAGATGACCTGGCTTCCCGCCACGGGACCAGCGAGCGCCGGCATCAGTGGGTGTTCTGATCTCTCCGCTTCACAGTGTGCGAAGTCTGGTCCTGCACCCATCCCGGGTGCTCTGGCAATTGAACCCAGTTGTCATGCGGCGTCGGCGACGGCTTGTTCTCGACCTTCTGGCCCAGAACGGTCTGAGGCTCGTCACCGTCGCGCGGCGTCTGCATGCTTAGGTCGTCGGCGTATCCGGGTTCAGGTCGTCCAGCGCCTGGGATGCCGACTTGAGGGAGGTTGCAACAGCTTGCAGCTTGGTGACGGCCGCATCGACTTCGGGCGTCGTGCCGCCCGCGTTGCCGACCGCTGCGACGATCTCGTTGGTGGCCTTGGTGAGTTGGTCGCCAACCGTGGAGAGTTGGTCGCTCACCGCAGTGAGTGCGACTGCCAATTCGGTCTGGTTCATGAAGATTCTCCAGGCAAGGTAGAGGTTTGCACCACTCAGGACAATGACGAGAATGGCGGCAATATAGGTCACGCGCCGTTCTACCACGATTGGCCTGTCAGGTCGATGACGTCACAGGCGCCGACTGCGCAAGCAACTCGGTTTTGCGGCTGCTATCACGCGTAGTTCCAAACCAGAAAGCCATGACACCGCCCCAGGCCGTTCCGAGTGAGCCCAGCATGATGAGCAGCGCCTGCGAATCTGAAACTGTGAACTTGCCGGTCATCATGCCGATCAGAACGCCAAAATAGCCGGTCGTCACAAGCAGACTGAGCACGGCCGGGACTGGCGACGGCTTCGCGACCTGCATTGCTCGCGCATCCTTACGGTCGCCAGCGGCGATAGCCTCCAGATCGGTGATCTCCTTGAACCCAAGCGCCTGCATCTGCAGCGCGAAGTCCTGATCGGCTTTCTTGAGTGCAAGCATCTGCTCAGGCGTTGCGCCCGAGATCGCCTGCTTCACCGCTTCCGCCGTCTTGTCGGACAGGCCGAGAGCGTTTGCCGCGGCGGTTACCGCCATGCCCCCGAGAGGGCCGCCGAAGGCGCTAGCTATCCACGGACTTACGGTCCTCAGGATGGAAAGGAAGTCCATATCGCTCTCTCAGTTTCCTGCTGACAGTGACGAAATACTGCATGGCGGCTTTGGATACGCCGATCTCTTCCGCGATCTCGGCGGCCGGGCGACGCACCTCGCCACCGATGAGAAACGTGGTGTTCCCGCGGTTGCGCTGCTGCTCCTTGCCGGTAGCCCAGCGGCAATTCCCTGGCTCGTAGTGACCGTCGTTGTTCTTTCGGTCGAGCGTTGTTCCAGCAGGCCGCTCACCCATGTCGAGCAGGAACGCATCGAAGCTTGCCCAGCGCTCGCACACCTTGATGCCGCGCTCGAAATATCGCGCCTTGTCCTTGTATGCGCCTGAGCAGCGCTCGCGCATCGATGTCCAAGAGCGATAGGTCGGATCTGACCGGACGCCGTGCGAGCGGCCATGCTTGCGATTCTTCTCGCCGTTGGTGCGCGTAGTCTCGAACTTGATGCATCCGCAACTCTGCGTATGTCCGCGCCGGAGCTTGTCCGTCGTGACAAACGACTCGCCGCCGCAATCGCATCTGACGCGCCAGCGGCGCTTCTCGCGGCCAACGGCAGCAATTGGCTCGAGGGCCACAAGACGCCCGAATCTCTGCCCTGAAAGATCAATTGGTTGTGGCACCGTGGCTCCGTTCCAATAAGCAAAAGCTCATTGTATTTGATCCACGGCGCGATGGTCTTGACAATCGAGGTCCAATCCATCAGAGGGCTCCTACCACGGCAGAAACCGCTGCAGAATGGTGATCTGCCCAGGTATCTGGATGGGGTTTGCCGGGTCGCCAGCAGGCCACGTAATAGTCCCATGCACCAGCCGCATCGTCCAGCGTCGGTAGAGGCTTTGGATCGGTGAACAGCAGGAGTCGCCCGCAGCCCGCAGCGAGGATGTCGTCATATTCGAGCGCATTCCAGATCGAGGAAATCTCCCACGCTGTATTGCGCGCGTTGCAGAGTGTCCGCACCCAGAGAGCACTCGCATCGTGTTCATAGATGCCCTTGACGCCGCCGCCTCGCTCGAACTGAAGCAGGCCACGCGCAGGGCCATCGCCCATCTGACGCCGATGCGCCAGCCCGGACTCCTGCAGGCCGATTGCGGTCAGGAGTGCCCGAGCCGGCAACGAATCCATCGTCTTCGGCAGCAACGCCAGCGCAGGCGTCAGGATGAGATTGTCGAAATCTCCCGGCGAGATCGGCAGCGGCAGCAAGGTATCAGGCATCGCGTTCTCGGTTGAATAGGCTGCGACCGAACGCAGCAATCGTTGCGAGGAACCGGAATGCCGCGTCTATCTCCGGGGCACGCATCTCGCGCGGAAGTTTCAAGCTCTCGCGAAGTTGATACTCGCTGTGCGACGGGTAGAAATAGACCTCGGTCGTGTCTCTCGGCAGTGGATCGATCGGCGGCAGAGAGGACATCTCGAAGGTGACATCACCGATTTTCGCGACCATGCGTTTGTTCTTGAAATACAGCATGTCGCTCATGGAGTGATTACTTTCGAGGCTGACGCAGGAATGAAATCAGCAGAACGACGGTGATCGTGATCATGTAGATCGGCCAGCCCGTCGCCGCATCGCAAAGGCCGGTATAGAGCTCCGTCTTCGGGGATGGTTGGTTCATCGGGTATTGCAGGCGGCACGCCGCGATCTGGATGGATTCGATCGCTCCCCAGGCGCATACCACGCTACCGGCAATACGAACCGAGACAGGCTCCCACGGGAGCAGGAGCCATACG